TGTCATATTTTCAAAACGGGCAACGCCAGTTGAGCCACTTGAAATTGTAACACTAGGGATTACAACACTAGCAGGTGAACCAACACCTCTAAGGGTAACACCACATGCATTTGCAGACGAGATAGCATTATAAGTTCCTGGATACAATTCAACAACTGATCCAGAAGCTAATGCTGAAGTTGGGATTTCATTAAAATCCTTATATTGTGCATCATCAGTAAGTGTTCCACTTACTTTATGCATCATTACGCTTGGCATAACATTTTCTCCTTTAAATTTCGATTTTTAATTTTTTATGGATCGGTTAGCCACACTTTATAATCTCAAAAAATGTGTCGATTGTCAAAATTTTATTTATATATTTCTAATTTAGTGACTAACGGTTAATCTTTCCACGTTTCTTCGCTTTACTTCCAAATTTGCCATAAGATTCATCACGACTTGCTTTAAGCTGTTTTTTAGTTCGCTTCTTTTTTACTCGCATCGCAATAGATTCATCTTTACGTGCTTTATAACCTTGTTTCTTTTTAGTAGCCATTTTCTTTCTTCCTTTAGGTTTACTAGCTTTAATCATTTGTTTATCTTTAGGATAACATTGATAAGTATCAGCCATCTTCTTTATCCTCTTCGATAGTTACTTCAACTTCCATTTCTTCATTATCATGAGTATGTGGTCCGTCATGTGAATGAGAATGAACTGTTCCATCTTCATGCTCATGTTCTTCGGCAATATCAGTAACGCTCACGCCTTCAACTTTAATTTCTAATGTATCATCTATTTCATCATCTTCAATTGAAATTTCTAAAATATCATCAGATAATCTAAATACATGAGACTCATCTTGTGGTTCATCACCACTTTCATCATCTACTTCATCAATAAAATCAGGTTCTCTATTAGGTTCTTTCATTTCTAAAGCTGATTCTATACGCGAAATACGTGCATGAAGATGATCTAATTTAGTTTTAAGACTTTCAAGAATATTAGTTTCTTTTCTACTCATAGCAATTTCCTCTTTTACTTTTTCAATTTCTTTTTCAGATAATAGACCATTAGAATAAAATTTAGTAGACATTTCATTTAATTCATCTTTCCACCATGGAACAGCAGGATCAATAACTCCATCATCTATTACTCTTTTAATTCTACGGTCATATTCTTGACGAGTAAGAGGAGTTATACCGTTTACAACATCTACTACAAAATTTAAAGTTACAGCACACATACTTAAACTTGCACACCTACCTGTAACTAGCTGATTTAATTCATCAATCATAATTGTTGCTGAAGCTTCTTTTAATGGGCCAATTAATGGAGCTGGAACAGTAAAATATAAACTTCCTTCAACATAAATTTTAGATAGATAAGGATGTAATTTATTTGCATTAGAATCTACAATTCTAACTATATCAAAACCATCAACATCAAAAAATGATACAGATTTAGCTGTACCTGTTTCTGGTGATTTTTCAACATGATCAGGCGGTCCAAAACCTTGAATCATTTTTACGACCATTTCTCTTGGACCTTGATATGTCCAATTACCTAAATCTCTATAATTATAAGTATCTACATTACTAACAGGTTTCATAAAGTTTATTAACTTCCCTACTGATTATTATGGATATCAACTTTTTGTTGATTTCCCTTAATAAGATTTTCTTCTATCTTTTCAATACTACTTACTATTTTCCCACACTGAGATTTACATAATGGAAAACTACGTTCATATCCTTCAAGATATTTACTAAGTTTACTCCAATAATTATAACTAATAATTTTTTCTATGGGAACATAAAATCCATTAAATTTTTTTGTAAAGTCGGGAGGATAGTAAAAACGAGAATTATCATTATCATAATAATGACCACCTGTCCAACAACATCTAAATACTAACCCTTCTGGAGAAATATACCATTTACCCCAATCTGCCCATATACAATTAATTTTTTTCTCAGCTTCTTCATATTTTCTAGTTTTTTTACTATGTATAAATTTACCAGATTTTGGAATACTAAATTCTCTACTTGTTTTAACTGTAGAAAAAGTAGAAAAACCCATTTTTATAGCAAGTTCTCTTGCTTTATTTACTTGATGTTTATTATAATCAAAAACAATATACTTCCAATGAACACTTGCCTTAGTTGTATCAATAACAGATTTAGCATTAGATAAAACTTTATTAAAATTAGTATTTATTCTATAAATATGATGAGTATCTTCAAGTCCATCTAAATCAAAATTTATTATATCACCTTTACCTAAAATATTACCAACATCTGTCCAATAATTATGATCATGAATACCACCATTAGTATGAATTAAAATTTTTGTTCCATGTTCTTTAACATATGAAATAATTTCTCGAAACTCTTTATTCATAATAGAATCACCAAAATTACCATTTAAAACTAATGTTTGTAGATTATTTAATAATTTTGGATAAAAAAGTTTCTTAAAAGATTCAAGAGTATAAGTATATTTAAAATCATTAAGATTAATTTTGTTAATTCTTATACGATGACATGCAGGACATTTTGCATTACATCTAAATGTTAATTCTGTAGTAAGTTGTCGTATTTTTTTCATCAGGCGGCAAATACAACAGTTACAACCTTTGTTCCCACAGGAATACTGGGAGCGGTAAATACAATAGAAGCATGTGAGGCAACAGCATTCATTATAAAGTCATTATTAGCTGTGCCTGGTTTATCTTTAGTCTGAACAATTCCATCAAGAGATACATTTAACACATTAGCTAAACCATCACCTGGCATAGGTTTACCTAAGAAGAAAGTATTAGCTGTACTTGCTGCAGTTAGAGAATTAGTAAATGGTCTTAATAATATTCCGCCACCAGTAATAGCTGCGACATTATCTTGAACAACATTAAGATTTGCATTGACCCTAGTATATGTTACAAAATCATTTGACGCAGATACTGTAGTAGCTATTTTAGAGTCTAGTTGCGTTTGTACTGCACTACTAAGACCACTTATATATCCTAATTCAGTAGCTGTAGTAGCTGAGGATTCTAAACCTTTACTACCATCTGATTGTAAAGCACGTGATGCAGTTAATCCACTTACTGTAGCACCTGTAGCAGTTATAGCACCTACATTAGCTGTACCACGTACATCTAAATTATATGGTGATGTAGCTGTGGCATCGCCAATTATAAGATTAGCGGCGCCGTCTCCAACGTTGGCAGTTCGCATAACTAGATTAGCTGGTGTACCTAAAACTACTCCTCCAACTTCATGTGGGTGACTTGATCCTGCAAATGGGGATGTGTTACCTGCAATTCCTATACTTTGATGAACTGTTACATTTGATCCTATAGGGAAGGTAAGAGCATATGGCTGGGATGTTGGTCCTATCGTACCTCCCAATTTTAATTTAATATCATCAATAAATGTAACAATACCACCAGAATCAATAGACATAGCTGTAGGAGCAGAAGCGCTACCTATCGTTCCTCCATCTTTAATTAAAATATCATCTTTAAAGGTAACTATACCACCAGAACTAATTTGCATGGCATCTGTTGCACCAGCTGAGCCTATATTACCATCATTAGGTACTTGTACACCACCATCAGCTGATAATGTAATTGTTGTAGCAGAAATAGCTCCAGTTGATATTGTATCAGAAACAACATTACCTACAACTAAATTAGCATAACTAGTAGGACTAATTACTGTATTTGTAACAGGATCTTTAGTCTCAGCCAATACAAAAGCTACATTAGTTTCATCATAGCCTACAAATGCGTTACCTTGATTACCTCTATTAAGTAATAAACCAACATCAAGAGAAGATGAGCCTGTTGTACCATTAGCTAACATAATCATATTATCTTGAATTACTAAACTTTGTGTATTAGCAACAGTATTAGTTCCAAGAACTGTAAGATTACCTTGAACTGTAAGGTCATCTTGCATTACCATTTCACCAGTAAATGTTGCTCCAGCTAAAGCTGCTTTTGCGTCTAACTGAGTTTGTATAGAACTAGTAGCATCCAAATACCCAAGTTCTGTAGCAGTAACACCAGTATCAACTGCAATTTTTCCTGAACCATCACTTACCATCGCTCGTGAAGCAGTTAAATCACCAGTTAGTACTGTTGAAATAGCACCAGCTATATTAGCAGTACGTCTTGATTCTGCACCTGTAAACTGTGTTTGTATAGCGGAAGTTACACCATCAACATATCCAAGTTCAGTAGCAGTAACTGCACTTGCAGCTATTTTACCAGAACCATTAGTAATCATTGCTTTATCAGCAGTTAAGTCACCAGTTAATACTGTAGAGATAGCTCCAGCAATATTATTAGTACGTCTAGTCTCTGCTGCAGTAAATTGTGTTTGAACAGCACTGGTAACACCATCAAGATATCCTAATTCTGTATCACTAACAGCAGAATGAGTTAGAAGACCTGCTCCACTAGTTATTAAAGCTCTATTAACAGTAAGAGTACTAACTGTAAGAGCTCCAACATTTGATGATCCTCGTATATCTAAAGCATAGTTAGTTGTACCGGTAGCATCGCCAATAATAACATTACCACCTTTATCTCCAATATATCTAATAATAACATTAGCAGGATTACCAACACTAATTGAATTAGCCATTGGTACTACATTTCCAATACCTAAAGCAATATCAGATTTATCAAAGAAAAACTTACTACCCATATTAACATCAGTAGTAGCATCCGTAATTGTGTCTAAAACATTACTTGCTGCATTAGCCCCTAATTTATCAGCAGTAACTGCATTTGGTGCAATTTTAGCTTCAGATACTGCAGAATTAGCTATTTTAACAGTAGAGACTGCACTATCTTCTATAACAGTTTGTGTAATTCGGGTAAGCGCCATTAATTATTCCTTTACTAAGCTGGATCTTTACTTTCTTCTTCTAATTCTTCAAAAAATTCTGCTAAAAAATCTTTTTGCTCTAAAGGCTCATCTTCTTCTTCAAAAAATTGTTTTATAAAATCCTCTACCTGTTCATCAACAGAAGGAGGTTTCAATAATTCATCCCATTTTTCTTCAATACAAGCTTGTTTTACAGTATTTACACAAAAAGCTTTTTCATCATCATCTAAAGGCACAATCACACTATTAACATCTTTTTTCTCAGTAATAATATTAGTGCCATTTTGCTCATAATATATATGAACAATTAATCCTTGAACCATTTCACTTACTCTAGGTTCTTCTTCTGTAAGTTTTTCTAAAGGAAATACACGATTTTTTATTTCACTTTTTCCCTCTTCTGTTATTTCTCTATACTGACAAAAAACATGATCATTTGTCAAATTATCAATTTCAAATTTAATATATTCCATTTTTTCCCCCTATTAAGATTTGATAATATAATTTACAACTATACTCGGTATAGTTAAATTATGAGTATGGCCACCTGCAGATACAGCTGTTAGAGCTGATGTAGTTGATGAATCTTTTGCTGAAGTCGCAAAAGTTGCAGTAGTTGGGCTTAACGAAGCAGTTCCTGAAGCAGTAGCCTGTACAGCAGAAGCAGCAGCACCAGTAGTTGCAGCGTTAAGAGAACTATTATTTGTTCCCTTTCCTAATGGTAATCTATCTCTAAAATCAGGTATATTAAAAGTAGTAGAGCCATTACCAACTCCATATGTTGTGCTAATAGCAGCAAATAATCCAGCATAAGTAGTACGCGATATTCCATCACCATTACATAATAGCCAACCAGCAGGAATTGATGTACTACCCCACATTACCATAGTACCTACTGGAATAAGAGGTGCCACTGTTTGAGAACTAGCAGTATCAGTAATAGCATTTGCACCTGTAATAGATTGCATTATAACATTTGCACCAATAGGTGCTAAGTCATTACCTGTATTCGCTGTTACTAATAATCCAGCATTCTCTCCTGATGCAGGAAAAGTACCTAGTGATTGAACTATTTTTAAACCTACATTACTTACTGCATTTGCAGCATTAAATACAATACCAACATTACCTAATCCAGTTAGTAAATTACCAAAAAGATCTAAAGTATGAGATCTTGTAAGACCTGCTCTACTGCCTGTATCAATATTTGTTTCAATAATAGCCTCAGTTCCTACAAACTGAGTTTTAGCGGAAGATACAGCAGTATCTTTTAATTGTGCTCTACTAACACTATTATCAGGTGATACACCAACATCGGCAACTTGCCCGCCTGCAGTCATTTTTAAATAAATTCGAGAATTTGCTTCTGTCCCTGTAACTACATGAATTAATTCGCCTAATTCATATTTACCTACATTAGACATTGCAGCTGCAATTGTTGGTTCTAATCTATAAGAAATACCACGTCGTGTAAAATTAGTACCCGTCATAGGATAACTAGTTTGAGATGAAGAATCACTTACATATAATGCACTAACAGATGTATTATGAAAAAGAGTACCATCAGGAACAGTAAAATTAGAGCCAGTACTAGTTAAGTTAATAGTAGTAGGCGCAGATACACTAGCAAAATTTGTTAATAATGATCTAAAATTATTATTTTGTTGACTACGTGCAGTATTTAAACCAGTACCTGCTGTTGGTTCTATATATGTATTTGAGTCTATTAACGCCATCTTTTATGCTCCTGTTGCCGTAAGATTAATTGTAGTCTGTCCTCCTGTTGGAGCAGCACTTCCATCGCTAGTAATAAAAGCTTTTACACTTACACTTGTTGAACTTATTGCTGTTGCTATAAGAGTTATAACATTTGTACTAGGTGAATTTTCTAATGGTGTTAAACTAATTGATGGTGTATCAATAAAATTAGCGCCTGTTATATCAATTACAGTTGGGGCTGCAGCATAAGCTTCGCTTATTGTAAAAGTTTCTTGTTCTTTGTTTATTGTATAATTAAATTTATCTAATGTAAAGTCTGCCTGATCAGGATTGCTGTTATCTATGACAAATTTTAATTGCATCCACCTAAAGTTTTGACTAGGTGCATTATATATACTAAAGCCATCATTAACTGCGCTAGCTGTAAAAGAAATAGTATTTACATTACCATTAGAAACAGGAGTACTTTGCAACCAAACATTATCACTAGTAGAAGTTCGTAAAAATGTCTGATCCGTTAAAAAGTTTGAACCTCCCTCATAAGTAGTCACAGTTTCATCAGCATAATCAAGTAAATTAACTACAGAAAAGGTATTACCTCCAGTCCCAATTCCTGTTCCATCAAGAGCAGCAGAAACATTATATAGAATATTGCTACCTGTAGAACTACCATTAGCAAAATATGATTCACCTAATAAAATTTGTTCCGAACTTAAAACATTTGCAATAAGAGCATAAGAATTAGCATTACAATAATCACCGCTTGCAGGAGGTGAAGATATGCCCTCATTCCAAATAGCAAAAACATTATCAGGACTATCTAAAGAACCAGATATTAATGTTCTATTATTTGCATCATAATATGAGTTTTGTAAAAGAGCTGCAATTCCTGTTGCTTGTATAATATTTGCATTAGCCTGTGTTGTTAAAGCAGTGTTTGCATCTGTAACTTCATCTCCATTTTCTACAGTGCTTCTCATTTCATTATAAGTAGTTTTAATACCTTGACTAAATTCAATATCTGCATCCACACTAAAAGTTCTATTATATGCTATATCTCTAATTTGTGTTAAATAAACTCCTTGCTCACCTGTTACTGCTAAATCAGTAGGAGATCCACTTATTTCGGAAAAACCAGATGTTGCTCCATTAGCATTATCTATCTCATTACTAGATTTAGCAGTATCAGCACTTGGTAATGCATAAACTAGCCCAAAGTTATTAGCTGTAAAAGAAGGATAATTAACTTCAGTTCGATTTGTATTAGGATACCCTACTGTTACATTACCTCCTGGATTACTTTCTGAATATCGAGCCATAGAAATAGATCCTTGAGGTTTAACTGATGTAAATGTAAATCCTTGTATATCTTCACTAAAATTGCCACTTGTATCAACAGTTCTTGCTAAATAAGTAAATTCTCCAAAACTATCAATTGGAACAGATTTTCGTGTTGTACCTGCCGAAACTTTTGCAAAAGGAACTGCTACATTAAAATTAGCAATAGTATTACTTATTTCTCCTCTACTTCTTCTTATTAAAATTTCTTGTAAATCTAAATCAAGTAAGGCACCTGCAGCAGTTGTTACATATTCCCATAACATTGTTAGTTGAGTATCTGTTTGACCCCCAGTAAAATTAAATATATTTTTAGGAGCTGCAGTTTTACCTATTACAATATGTTCTTTTTCTGTAGTTATACCTCTAATATCTCTATTTAAGGGAGTTACTCTAATAATAATACTATTAGTACCTCCAACAGATCCACGATTAACTTGGTTTATAGTAAATCTAACTTTTCCATCACTATCTGCTCCTATAGCGCCAACTTTTACTGTATTAAATGTTGTTAAATCAGTAGCACCTCCACTTAATCTATAAGATATTTCATAATCAGTAACTTCTTGCCCTTGTATATTATCAAAAGATACAGTTGCTCTTACTGCTACACCAACAGTAGTATCTATATATAAACTTTCTGTTACTTCTAAATTAGTTACACGTTGAATAGGAATAGTTTCAACATAAGTACTTTTAGTTACAAAAGGACTTGTTCTTCCTTGAAAATTTCTATTTCTAGCTCTTATAGAAATCGGTCCTAAACGTGCATTTCTTATAACTCTATCACTACTTTCTAAAAATACAGGTTCATATGTACTTCCAAAATTTAAACTATAAATACCATTATTAGCTAATCGTAATAATCCTGGATATGTAGCTTTACTATATCCTAAACTAAATTTAGATAAAGGAGTTGAAACACTGCTTTCATAATTTACATTTGATAAACTTGTAGGAATATCTGGAGACATATTTATTACTGTTAATGCACCAATATTTGCTTTAGGAGTACGTCCTGTTGTAACAGTATAAATATTATTTTGAGTCATTGCAGGATTATATTGTAAATCACTAGCTGTAAATATATTACCTCCTGAAGTATAAGCTAACATAAGATTACCATTAGCATTGGCAGTTCTAACTTCATTATCAAATAATTCTAAAGTAGTTAATCCAGTTGAATTTGCATAAAAAGTATTACCATTAAGATTTGACATACCTACAACATCACGAACTACAAAAGATGCACCATTACTTAATCCATGTGGACTTGAAGTAGTAAGAACAACAGGATAAGTTTGAGCAGCATCCGTAATTGCAATAGGTCCGCCATTTTCAGGGTCAGAATCATAACTAGTAGAAACAATAGGAAAAGTATTACCAGAAGCAAATTGAACATTATCGCCTACTTCAATAGCTGGTACAGTATATACATCAGTTATAATTTTTAATTTTTCTCCAGCAGTTGTACTACTAACAGTAACAGTTTGAGGATAAGTATCATCTGTAGATAAAGTTAATCTAGAAGAAGTAATTTTAATTCCATCAATAAAAGCAGTTACTTCATTTACGTCTCTTGCTTTAATTAAAAGAGGCTCAACATGAGAAGTACCATTTATAGTATTATCTTGAGTATGTGAAAAAGATGAGCCACCTACATAAAAATTATTATTAGAATATAATCCTGCTTGTAATAATTGTTGTAATGAAATATAAAAAGGTGTATCTGGAAAAGTTTGAATTAATTGTGTAGTACCGTCATCTCCAACAGCATTTTTAATAATAAGTTGATTTGGATTGATCGTAAATGAACCGTTTGTAATTGTACCTGATGAATTTGCATTAAATGCAACTATTTGTGATGTATATTCAGTAACTCTAGAATTATAACCAACAAAATCAAACTCAACACCGCCTGTATTAGAATATTCAGTTACTGGAAATGTAACAAAATCTTTACCTGATTGAGGATATTGATCATCATCATTAACATTTAGCATATGTTTATTAAAATTATAATCAAAAGCAACATTTAAACCTTCAACAGTAAGCGCAATATTTCCTAGAGAATCGCCTGCTGTGGTATCAGTAACTGCAGCAGATGTGCATAATAATTTTACCTCTCCTACGCTACTATGAAATCCGTTTTTACCAACAATTGTTACTGGATATTTAGATCCTCCTCGTGCAAATAAAGAATCTAAATTTGTTTGAACTACAGATGCTACATCTCCATAATATCCTCCATCAATAGCTTCATTAGTAATAACATTAGCATTTCCAAGTCTAAAATAACTAGGAGATATAAAATTATTAGTATTTGATGTAATATTAGAAAGTCTTACAGTAGAATCAGGAAGTGCTATTTGATAATCTGTACTGAAGTTTAATCCATAATCTGCTCTATCCGTAGTAGTATCAATAAGTAAATCAACAACAACACTTCCATCACCTGTTGTGCGTCGTTGTTGTACAATATCAAATTTAGGAGCTGGAGGAGGAGTAAAAGGACTAAGAGTATCAATATAGCCAGTAGGAGTATAATCAATATATTCATCTGAATCTACATATACATTAGAAATATATTCCATACCACTTAATTGAACTTCGTGCTCACTTGTTCTATTTAAAGATGTAATTTTAAATAATTTTCCTGCTTTATTAGTATAAATTTGGGCAGAATTTACCGTACCAAAAGTACCTGGTTCCTCCATTTCTCCCAACATCCATAAATCACCTTTTTCAGGCTTATTATTTGCAGGAAAACCATTAAAACCCGCATCAAATGTTTTAGTTACAGCATTATATTGTGCGAGAACTGTAACATTAGCACCATCAATACCATAACTAACATTAGCATTAGAAAGTACATATCCATTAGAACTAGCTTGTACATTATCTTGAGTTGTGAAAAGCGAAAACTTACCAGCGTCATTATCAAGAATATATAAATAAACACTATCAGAATTTTGTTTTAATATTCTCATTGCTAAAGGATACGTGTTACTAGTAAAAACACTCTCATTTATATTAGGCGCAGTAAAGTATTCTACATATATTTCTTTTTGCGCAGCATTAGCAGAACCTACTGTAGGTGCAAGGAAAGAATTTGATCTAATTCTACCACCATATCCGAAACTAAGTCCTATTTGCTGTTGAGATACAGAAATTACATCACCAGGAGTTAAAGTAAGAGCTTCAATAGAAGTAGTAAATTCAATACGTCTACGTAAATATTGAGATGCAGCAAGTTGATATTGTGCATATCTAAGTGCTTGACTTCTTCTTGTTACACCAATCAAATCTAAAGATGATACATTTACTATTGAATTTTTTTCTGTTCCATCATTCATTTCTGCAGTATCAATGCGAACTGTTTCTCGATTATAATGATTAGTAGGTTCTATATAACTAATATCAACCGCTGTTACAAGCTCACTTTCTTTAATTCCTGATATCTGAAATGAGCCATCTTTTATATTTGCTTCATTGAACATAGCTACAGGTAATTCATTAGGTACATCAACTGCTAATGTTAATTTTCCCATTGTATAAACAAGTACGCCACGAAAAGTTGAAGCTATTTCATTTAAAATATCCATCGCCTGACCTTGATCAGAAATAGTAATATCTAAAGTAAATCTTCTTTCTACAATTTTAGTTGAATTAGTTAAACCAATAAGAGCTTCTCTTATAGAAGTATAAGTACCTCTAGGTTTATGTCTAAAAGTATTATCTGCTAAAGCAGATACACCATCAAATCTACCATCTACAGTATTGCAAGCATCACAATACATAGCTATTTGATAAAATTTAAATTTATCAATTACATTTTCTGGAACACCTATTCCATAAGTAGTATTTGTTAATAAATCATATAAAATCCAAACAGGATTTTGAGTCCATGCATATACAAAAGTACCATCCCATGTACCTTCATAAATTGTTGGTCTATCTGTAGTTAGTTTTATATCTGGACCTGAATTTTGTAAACTATAACCAGCCTTTTGATAAGAATTTGAATTACTAGCAGATGCATCATCAACTACTTCTACCTCTCTCCAATCAATTTGACCATTTTGTAAAATTGGTTGATTATAATTAGTTGGAACTTTAACTAGCAATCCTTTTACTAATGATGTAAAATTTGGAACTCCACCTGTATGCTCTGAATGAGCCTTAATTGCGTAACCTATATGAGCTGTTCTAGGATATGCTTGTTTTTTAAATTCAATTTCAAACCATCCTTTAACTGTAACATTATCATGAATTTTAGAAGAATCACTATCATCAGAAGTTTTCTTAATTGTAAATTTATACCCTTGTGCAGATCTTGCTTCTTCAGGGATTAAAACTGTAACATCAAATCTAAATGATGTATTAGTTTTACCATTAATTTCTTTTTCTACAGTTTCAACAATTTGTGTAGTTCCTGTATAATCAAATATATCAATAGAAATAGTTACACTGTGACCATGAATATTGCCTTGACTATCTTGATTAATCAATCCTCTTAACTCAAAAGCAAAACGTAATGCATCCCAAGCAGTAGCTGTACTAGTTGCTTGAAGTTCAACTTTAGATTCAGCTATACCAGCTACATTTCCTTTTTTAAGTTTAACAGGTGTTGAAAAATTTTGAGGAGTAACAACTTCCTCACCAAAGATATCTAATGCATTTTGTGTTATAGTTCCTCTATTAGCTAATGTTTTAAATAAATTTGTATTTTCTAATCCATCTCCATCTAAATTTATTAAATCATCAATATTACCTTCTTGAATTTCAATATCTTGAGGACCATTTGGGTTTATATTATAAACAGGTCCTTCTCCAAATCCAGTAGTAACAAAAAGTATATCAGTAGAATATAAAGTATTAGGATCTTCAACAGCACCACCACCGCCTCCGCCTCCTTTTCCACCACCGCCTCCTTTATTATGTACTCGAATATCATTCGCTATATAGGTATGTTGTTGAGAAACTGTAAAGTTATAGCTCTCACCTCTTCCACCATATTCAATTGAATCAATTGGTGATAACTTACCATCATGAGTAACAACTTGATCTTCTTCTGTAAATTTTCCTGCCTCTAAAAATAAACCATCTTCAAGAAGTAACCAATGATTAGGCGTAACAGTAAACTCTCCAGCCCAGTGTTTAATAGTTAAAAACTCATCATCTTCATGATGATATAATTTATTAACACTAGCAGGGCCAAGATTACCTTTTTTATCAAAAGCTAAAACTAAATCACCTAATTCTATATTTTCTATTGTTTTCTTTGTACCATCTGCCATAGTAATTTGGGTACCGGCACTAAAACAACCTTTAGATCCCACTATATAGGGAACTTTATTTTCATCATAAAAAATATATTCTTTTGTAGTTACCATATTTATTCATCTGCTCCTAAACTATTAGCAATTGGAGTTTGAGTAGCATCAAATATTGCTTGAACAGTTGGCGACTCTGATTGCCCATGTTGAGTACTTAATATATAACCACTTAAAAATTGTCCAGCAACTCTCATTAAACCATAATTTACAGAAACAGGAGTACCAGAAGTAGTAGAATTTTGAAGAGAACCAAACATATTATTTTCTGATCGAGTTCCGGAGTCCTTTGTTTCTTGAATAGGTTTACCTTTAGGTTTGGAAGTAAAAAGAGCACCAATCGCAGAAAGAGCTAAATTTCCTAATATACCTTGAACAAAAGAGGGCATACCAGAAAAAGCCATTCCCATACTGCTCAGTAGTGAGCCGCCAAGAGTTGTAGGGGCTGCACCTACGGACCCATACATTGCTGTCATCATTCCAGGTGCCATTGGAGCTGCAGGAAGCATAAAAGCTAGTGCAACAACAGCAACTGCTGCAAAAATAAATCCTCTTTTGCCGCCACCACCACATATTACCGGAGCTAAATAAATAATATCACCATCTTTTATCTTTTTTAAAGGAAAAGATTGGCGCTCAATAACTTTTAAATTTTTATCTAAATAAGTAAAACCTTCTTGAGATTGACCATTTTGAATTTGTTTTATATAATTTCCAAAATAAGTATGCACACTACGCAGATAAAACTCTATATCATAGTATGAGCTAACATCTACTTGATATTCTAAATCATTAAAATAATCTTTAAAAGTCGGACTAATTTTAATAGTTACAAACATTTATTTAAAATGGTCCTTTCGTAATTCATCAAATTTAAGAGCGTCAATATTATTATTCATCCAGTATATATAAAATTTATTATTGAAGCCAACTAAAAATTTATATTGTTGAAATGCAGCACTGATTTTATCGTCTTGACTTGGAATTGGCTTATCATCGCCTGGATGTGAATGAAAAATTCCCCAAATATTTTCATACTTAATAAAAACTGCAGGATCTAATATAAAAGTAAATGTAGGTTCCATACTTATATTATCACAAGGAACATATGTAAAATCATTTAAAATAACACCACATGCTTCTCTTGGATAATCTCTTAATGCATGATTATTCATATCTTCTTTTAATTTGGCATACCAATCCATTTAAATATTCCTATTGTATAATTTTTATAATAACGACCATAAGGAGCTGTCCAACTAACATGATCAATCATAGTTTGTAATATCCTATTATTATCAATGTACAATGCACAATGGTTTGTAACATTAGTTGATCCTAAAGACATTGTAATAACATTAAATTTTTCAGGAGTTTGTATTTTTTTCCACCCATATGCTTCTGTACCTCCTTTTTCAAAAGGACGATCATGAGTTTTAATATACCAATCTTCATCTACTATATTACACCAATCAGATGTATCATATGGAATTTCAATATCTAGTTGTTCTTTATAGACAAGTCTACAAAGATTAAAACAATCGATACCAGTTTCAGGATTATCGCCTAAGTGTAAATACGGTAAATTAAGATATTTATTATACCAAGGAATTATGTCTGTAAATTGCCCAGAGGCAATTGCTCCACTCGTTACTAATTGATTCATATCTTGATGTTCTCCCCTCTTCAAGATGTAACATATTACATGGTTTTAAAAACATCCCAAAATGTATTGGATATTTAAAATTCTTTGATCCAAATACCATTACATCAAAATCTTGAGCATCTGTCAATGAAACTTTTATACCATGTTCTAGTGCCCATTTATTAATATCTTTAAAACTAACATCCTTCATCCATCGTCTATTTTTAATATTAGAAGGAATTAACTCTTCAATACAATTAATTTGTAATTCATTTTTATAAAACTCATTAATAATAGTAATGCAATTAATATCTAAATAATTATGTGAAATTCCTAAATAATTTATTATATTATTTCGTACCATTGTTCTAACTCTGGATAAATTTTTATAAAAGATATATTATTAAGTTTATCAATTTGTTGATTATATTTTTTAAACTCTTTTAAAAGATAATCTTCATTTTCAGTATCATTTTGTAAATATAAAAGAGTTTTATTAAAATTTATTAATTCAGACTCGCTAAAAGAAAATTTCTTTTTTAATAGTGAAAATTTTCTTATAATTATATTTTTTATATTAGGTGGTAATAATCTACAATCTAAATAAGTTGGAGTATCTAAAATACTTAAATATGTAGATATACCTATAGATTTTAAATAAATAATTAATTCAACAGTAGTTAATATACTATATATAGATACTGTACAACTAACTGTTTGTACATATTTTCTTACTTTTTTTATGTTCTTTTCAAAATTATCCCAATTAAAATTAGTTCTACTATATTCACAATGATCTTTATAACCATCTACACTAGGCCATAAAGAAATATTATCAAACTTAGACCATAATTCAAAAACATCATAATTTTTATATATTAAAGTACTTAAATTAGTATTATATGTAAGTTCAACATCTGTTTTGTTATTATCTATAAGCCATTGTAATAATTTATAATGACCATCCATTATTAAAGGTTCGCCACCAGCAAAATAAAAATATTTTACTGAATCTTTAATTTGTTTTAAATATTCCCAGAAATCATCATTATCAGTAAAATAATCTCGAATCTTTGGAGAATTTTTAAACTGTGAAATATATTTAGCATCTTTTATCCATGCTGTTGAAGAACCTGGACCGCATATTCTACATTTAAAATTACATTTATTACTAAATCTAATATCTAAATATATAGGGTTATTAGATATACTTCCATCTTCTTTTGTAGCATCTTGTAGTTTACTAAATTGAGCAAATCTTTTATTTACTTGTTGACGATTAGATTCTGCACCTAAATCTTCTTTATCATAACATACTTCTTGACAAATACCAGGAGTATTTCCTGCTAAAAAATTTTTTCTTATATTTTTATAATACTTATTATTAAAAACTGATGAAATAGGAGTAGAAGATGGTGCTGCACTTTCTGCTCCTCTACGAATATGACAACATAAACGATAAGTACCTCCTACATCTCCGAATAAATGTATCCAGGGTAAAATACATCCTTTTATCATAATTACATCCTTGGAATCGTTCTACCAGTTGCAGGAAATCCTCCAAAATGAATATCATTATTTCTTTGCTGACAAGATGCTAAACTTTTTCCACATACATCATCGCTAGGATTTGTAGTTTCAGATCCATCAGCTTTAACAGATTTAGGATTACCTTTTTTAGTAGTTCCAGGAATAGGTAACCCAACAGTACCATCCCCTGGTCCAGGATATTGACATTCAGCACCTTTATATTCCCAACCACAAGTATTTTTATAATATTTTCTGCTAGGTATAACATATTTAAAATATTGTAACCAAGAAACTAAGGAAAAAGTAGCTACTGTATCATTTAATGATTCTAAAGAATCAATTTTAAAAACATCTTCAATAAAAGCTTCTGGATCAGCCTCAACATTTACAATATATAATGGATCAGAAATAGCTGTAGTAGCTGGTAAATTATTTGATAAAAATAAAAATCTATTTTCTTCAATTGCAGTGATTGTAGCTTGTGTAGTTCCCTTACTACTTTTTACATTATCTCCTACTCTATAAGGCATTGTACTAACCATTTCATAAACATTATTATAAATAGTTTTCACAGTACTATATTCAGGCCAATAATCTAAAAAATTAGCAAAAGTAGTTTTAATTTCTACGACACCTCCTAATAAATCTCTACTATCTATTGCTTCTTCTTGCCATGCACCATTAACAGTATTAGATAGTGATTGACTACGTGTAAAACTAGCATTTGCTTGTCCATAACTACCTACAATAGAACTATCATAATTTAGTCCATTAGCTCTTGCTCTAGTTAATGTATCAAAAGCAGTATTACCAGTAGATCCACCTACTTGAGCCGGTGTAAAATTAATTGTTCGTGGATCAATACCATGAACTAATTGATTATTAACCATAGCCATACATGCATTAGCAGTATTATTACCAGCAATAAAAGAATTTTCAACTAATGAACTAATTGCGCCCTCAAAATTAAAAATATTAATAGTTAAATCATTAATTTTACCGTCTGACGCTTGTTCAATAGCAGATATATTTATAGGATAAGGAGAATAAGATGCTCCATCATATGTAACATTATAACTAATATCCGAAATTATATCTCCATTTATTTCGGCAAGTCTAAAAGGAAAATCATTAGGCCATCCACGCCTTTCACCATCTCCAGAAGGATTTCCATATTTATTAAGAGGATAATATTTTCCTGGATAATAAATACTTATCATTCTTACAATAGGATTTTGTGTAAAAGCATTTTTTTCTGCAATAAAAGGAGAATTAGTAATACTTGTAATAGCATTGCTATTTGCAGTAATAATAGCAGCAGCTGAATTAGTATTAGAAGCTGTAAATATAGTTGATTGAAGATTTCCCGAATCTATTCGTAAAGTTGCCGTACTATTAGCATTTAATTGAACTGTATTTTTTAGAAAAACAGCATTAGCTCCTAAAGCTGCAATATTGGAAAAAGTATTAGAACCTCCAATTGTAACATATTGACTAATTGTACCTTGTACATTCGGTGTTAAATCATTTGACCAAATATATTGATCAGGAGCTAATTGAGCATTATCTAAAATAACTGTTATTTCAGAATTAGAATTTGCTGATATAGGTAAAAGTAATGTATTAGTACTAGGCGCTAATCTAGTTGCTATTCGAACATCAGGAAGTTGGGCATTAAAAGCTGCTAAATCTGCTGAATTTACTGTTGCTGTTGATGTATTAGAATTACTATAAGTAATACTAGAATTCTGTGTTAAAGGAACTAAAACTTTTGAAGTTAAATTCTCTGAAGTTTTAAATTTTTCAAATATATTAGAATACTTAACTTTAAGTGTATTAGCAGTATAATCAATATTAGCTATAACTCCAGTAGCACCAGAAGTAGAACCTATTACTACATTTCCTGTTTCAAACTTACCTTCAAGCTCAAAACTATTATTAGGAAATTGTACTATAACGTCATAATTACGACCAGTCATTAATCAAAAACCTCTTGTAATGTAAAAGATATCGTATAAAAATTATCGACATATGTTGTACCTGAAGAGAGTACTTCTGTAATAGATAAATCACCGCCAAATCTTGTATGTAACGTACCAGATTCATTAATATGAGATAAGTCAAAAGTAAAAGTTTCATATTCTCCATTTCTAGCTCGATAAAAATTCTCAATAGCTGATTTTTCCATTCCTGATACATTAGTATAGGTTAAACCAAATTGACGTTTTGGTCGTCTAGATTTAAGTCTACGTTTTTCATAACCTGCTTGACTCGTAAAAGTAGCTACATCAAATTTTTCTTGAGTAGTAAATCCTTTATCTGGTTTTCTATCAGCCATTGATGAAAATCTATCTACTATAGATCTTTCCATATCTACTAGTCTAATTGTTAGTTTATCATCAGCTTGAATAGCCCCTAATGCACCTCCTCCTATAACAGTTGGTGCACTTATCATAGCTATAGAATTAGCAGTATTATATTTTCTACTTCTAGCTAAACGCAAAGCATCTATATGACCACCAAAGTTATTAGCTTTAGTATCAATATTAGCATTACCGAGTAAAAGAGGTGCATCATCAAGAAGTGTACTTTCTACGTTAAATCCTACAAAAGATTGAGTATCGCATCGTACATTATTTACATATAAACTAACATTCTCACTATCAGAATAATTCATAACAACTGCAACATGTATAAACTTATCTGTAACTGGCATTGTAAATGTTAAATCTACATTATTTGCAATAGATTGAACATTGGCATAAGTATTATTAACAGTTCCTATTTTAATAGTTTGTTGATTAGTAACCGTTAATACTTTAACTAATTCGCCTGCTGCAGAGGTAATACCAGTACCAGTAACTGTCATTCCCGGTATAATAGTATTTACATTAGTATCAACTACTACATCGCCTGAACCAAAAGTTAAAGTAACACCATCAGACAATGATTGATTTTCACTCAAAACTAAATTCTGCTGATCAGTCACTGTTACTGTAACAATAGGATTTGTAGATGGGGTAATTCCCGTTCCAGTAACTTTCATACCTGTTACTATAGTTCCAACATTACCATCAACCACTAAAGCTGTTTTACTACTTATCGTACCATTAACAGTAGCAGTAATAGTTTGATTTACTTTAGCTGTAGCAGTTCCTCCACCAGTTACACTTTTAGTAATTGATTCTTGTGTATAAATAAATGCAAAATTATTATTTTCTCTTTGTAAATCTAATCTATAGTTATCATTTACCGTATTAGATCTAGATACTATAGTCTGTGTAGTATTACCAGTAGGACGAACAAAACACTCAAGAGTAAAATCTTGCCCTAATAAATGAAAATCATCACTAGCAGGTATTCTTACGTCATCATTTGTTCCATCAAGTTCTAATGAAGCAGTACCAAATTGTTTTTGAGCTGTATCTAAAGCAGCACCATTTAAAAGTGTAACAGTATGTGCAGACGGACTTGCGTCTGTAGTCGTAGTTGCACCATCTGCTCCATCAAAATTTGTTAATAGTTTTGTTGCCGTATTATCACCAATATCTATACCCTGATTATCGTATACTATACTAGGATAAGTATAATTATTACTATCTTGATAAAGACCACTTATATAAACAAAAAGTTCAGGAGTTGTTGTAATATTAGCTAAAACAGGAAATACAAATGATTCTGTATTAGCATTAATTAAAAAAGTATTTGAATCTATTGTTGTAGTAGAGGTATTACTATAACTTACAGCTAAAGCATCATTTATTGTTCTATTAATTAAAAATCTAGTTGGTATAGCTACAACTTTAATAGCTAATTCAACTCCTGATCCTGGAGCAGTAGTAAAATTAATTGTAGTACTAGATGTGAGAATATAAGAAGTTGTAGCTTGTGTAACACCGTCAAGAGATACTATAACTTCTGCAGTAGAACTAGCTACTGTTGGTAATACATATGATGTAGCTGTAGGATTATCGGTAGTCATTGTATTAGATGAAACAACTGAAAAAGTAGATACATCTAATGTTGCATCAGTAGGATATGTTGCCATTATTCACCTCTCATTGTCTTTCTAATTGGCCCATTATTACGCATGTCTCTAGTAACAATTTCTACAACCATTTTATCAATATCTATCTGTGGTTTCATATTAACATCTGCATCTTTTGGTGTACCTTGATTATTAACTATAACTTCAATATTAGGTGTTAATCCTTTACCCGTTGAATTCATTGCATGTAATGCAGGGCCACCGATTGCTTTAGCCATTGGCTTGCGAATAACAAATTCGCCAGGTTCCAGCATCGCTGGAACACGATCTCTTCTCATAGCGCCACCAGCTGCCATATGTACAGGACCACCAGCAGCATTGAACATCTTACCAAATAAAGTATCCATTCCTTTTTCTAAAACAGGAGCAATAAATTTATCAGTAACTTTTTCTTGTAAACTATCAATAATTTTCATTACAAAACTATTCCATGCCTCTTTAGCCGACTCTAATACACCTTTTCCTTCTCGAACACTTGTAAAAAATTCATTAAATGATCCTTTTAAATCACTTTGAAAAGCTAGACTAACTTCACTTCCAAATTGTCTAGTTAAGTTACCTTGTCTTTTTAATGCATTAACAGCTGCATTATAAGTTTGAATTTCCGCATCTTTTTTAATACCAAGACGCTCTAAATCTAAGTATAATTGATTGTCTAATAATGTTCTTCTCTTTGCAAAACCATCTAATTCTTTTTGTAATCTCGCTGACTCTGCTTTTACTTCACTATTTGCAATTTCCTGTTTTTTCTCTTCAATCTTTAATTCAAGATCATGTCTCGTTGCCATTCGCTCAATTAGAGCACTTTCAGAGTCTATTTGTCCTTGTATAATACCTCTTTTCCCTTTAATTTTTTCTTCGCTTATCTCGCCCCGTGCTGTTCTAAGACTTCCACGCAAGGTTTTAGATTTCTTAAAACTTTCTTCTAACTCCTTTATTAATGTTTTAGTACCTGGGGCCCCGGGAGTATAAGCACCTAACTGTTCTCTAAATGCTTTCTGAGCTTTTTGTTTATCCATACCCAGTCTTTGAGCTTGTGTGCCAACAAATTGTTCAATAGCCTTTACAAAAGGAGTATCCTTTCCTACAGCAATAGCAAATTTTTGTACAATTTCAAATTGAGCTTTAATAGCAAGAAATCGTTCTTGCTCTCCTGCTTGTGTTATCTCATCTTGAATTTTTTGTGCTTCTAATTGTTTGTTATTAAGTTTTTCTTGAGCATCAAGTACCCCTTTCTGCAATTTTAAGTTTTCAATTCTAGCCGTTACTATTGCCATTTCTTCAGTTTGTTCAACATGTTTTAAAAGAGATTCCGTTATAAAAATTTGTTCTTGTCCCTTTAAGAAGTCATCATTATCCTTCTTTTTCTTTTTTAGGGCTGTTTCTTCTTCCGTTATCCTAGTCCTATCTAAAGAATGCTTTCTGTTAATCTGATCTTCTTCTATTTGTAAAAGAGCTAAAGCTGTTTTATGTTCATAATCTAATAATTCTCGTTTTTTAGCTCTTGTATCTTCTTCAGTAAATAATCCTGGAAAAAATTGCATATCTGCAATTTGATCTTTTAAAGTTGCAGCTCCGCCTTGTCGTCCTCGCATATATTGAAGTTTTTGAAATTCAATATGTTGTTCAAATATCTGTCTATCAACTTCTAATTGTTTGTTAGTAATAGCAAGCATTGCTTCTCTATCAGAACTTTGTTGTTTAAGTAAGTTAAGTCTTTCTTTGTCTAGTTCTACACCTGCTTTAACAATATCAATATCTAATTTGATAGATTTAGCTCTAGCTGTTTCTTCTGCCTTATCTAATTTAACTTTATTTTGTGCTTTTAATACATCTAATTGTGCATTTAAAATAGCTAGTTGTATTGTCAGCTTTTTATTTACTTCATCTTGTTTTTTGATCATTTTTTCTATTTGTTGTATAACTTCAAAAGTCATACCTGCAATAACTTTTAATCCTCTTTCCCTTACCCGTAGTGCCTCCTTATCAATAGCATTTAGATCTTCTTCTTTCTTCTTCTTCTTTAAAGCATCTTGAACACGAGATCCCTCTATAGCATATTTTAAAAATTCAGCTTGATTTTGAATTCGTTCTTTTTCAGTTGCTGCTATTCCTTTAGCACTTATCTGTCCCTTTACAAAAGCTTCATCTAAAACTTTTAAATATTTACCAAATACATCAGTTAGAGCTTTGCCAACAGCTTCAACTTCTTTTAAGCCTCTAATTCTTCTATTAAGTTCCGCTATTTCATCATTATATTTTTTTAGTTGAGCTAGTTGTTCTGGAGAAGCAAAATCTAAAAAGGAGAAATCACCAGTTTGATAGTCGAAACCACTAGCAAGATGATCCGTTAATTCTTTTAGTCGTTTTTGTGCACCACCTAATCTTTTAGAAAGAGTTTCAGATGTTGCACTTCCCTCATCAAAAGATTTATTTGCAGCGTCTAACGTATTTACTAATATAGCCTCAGATTCAATAAATTTTTGAGTTTCTACAGATAAATCTGAATAATTTGTTTTAGTAACATCTATTTCACGATTCAATAAAGTAAGTTTAATCTTAGAACCTGATGAAATCGTAGAAATTCTTTCAAAAATATTAGCCATTTTTTCAGTTGCTATTCCTGTTTGACGAGCTGCAGCACCTACCAGTTCATATGCTGGTCCTAACTTTTCTAAATGTTTTATTAGATAATCAATTAATACGCGTCGTTGTGCATCTTTTTTATTAGTTATATCTAATTGCTTTCTATACTCTTTTAATCCTGCGATTCTAGCTTCAATAGTATTGTCTTGCAATGGTGCAGCAGTAATTCGAGATTTTGCTGCAAGTACTCTCTGCGCAGTAGGGTTCAACTCACCACGTTCTTGCTGGTCTTGTGCTACGTTCAAGAGAATATTGCTCAGGGGCTTAAGAGAATTATCTACATTAACCATCCCTTTACTCATGTTGAGAGCCTTTGATTCTATATCTCTTAAGGTATCTCCGACTTTCTTTAAGTCCGGATCTGTAGCACCTACTCGTATAAGAGAATCTTCTAATGCTTTTGTACCGCCTGCCGCATTAGCAACTACACCAACTAATCCTTTTCCAAAATTTTCAAAAGCTTGAGAGGTATCTGTTACTAAATCTTTAAGTTCTTTTAAAAAATCAAAACCTAGGAGAGTACCCACTAATTGTCCTACAGCTACAACAGTAAATATAACACTTACCGCACTTCCTAATAGACCAAAACCTTTAGCAAGTAAAGAAATAGCGCTATTTAATTTAGTAGAAATCCATGTGAAAGCTGTAGCTTTTGCTCCTGCAGCTCCTAATGCATCTCCATAAGTAGCTGCCATAAATTTTGCATTTCTAAATGCTGTGGATGTTTTTCGTGTTGTTCCAGCCATTTTCTGTTGGGCTGCATCAAATAATTTCATATCTTTTTGCATTTGTTCTGGAGAAATTTGAGTACCAAAACGAGCCATAGCCTCATTTAATGCTTTAGTTTCAGTACGCTTAAACCCTTTGACAAATGATGCACCCTGATCCTGTACAAGTGGTCTCTTTAGTTTTGGATCAGCTGCTTGTAATACTTGTAATCTAGAAGCTTCTGCAGCTATTATTTTAAATGAACCTTTAGATTCAGCAGCTGTTGTAGCTAATTGATTTGACCAAGCTGCTAAATCTTTAATACCTTTAGATGCAAATCCTCCAATAAGTTGTGCTGCTTTTCCAAATACTAACGATAAAATTCCCCCAAAAGCAAGTAATGCTATACCAGCATTCTTAGAAATAAAATCTAAAAATGGTGTTAAATATTCACCTACAAGCTGTCCAAAACCAACAGCAAGATCATTTAAAACTTTAGTTAATTTTTCAATTGATTTTTGTGTGCTCGGCATACTCGTGTTAATCATACTAAATTTCTTTTCCCCTTCTTCAATTACGGCATTAGCAAATGCTTGTCGTCTTTCGTAATTTGTAAGGGAACTTGTTGCTACATTTAAAGTTGCTGCGTATTTTTCAACTGCTGGATCTATACGTGTAAATATACCAAGTTCATCTAAAAGTTCTGGCTCCATTTTAGCTGCACCACGAGTAACACGAGTCATAGCATCTGTTAAACTTCGTCCTAACGCTCTAGAAGCTTGCATAGAAATTTTAGTTAATTTTTCAATTTGATCTGCACTAAAACCGGCTGAAAGAGCAATATTGACACTTTGAGCTGTTTCTTGTAATGTTAATTGAGATTGTGTAATGGCATCAATATTTTCTAAAATTCTTTTTCCACTTTCACCAATCTCTAAAGCTAGTGTTTTTGTACCTCGTACAATAGTTTCTGCTTGAGCAGCTCGTTGAAGTGCTGCAAAGGCTTGTTGTAAGGCAAAGACATTCGCAGCTGCACCAGCATAAGCTGCAACTAATCCACCTAAACCTGATGCTTGTGATGAAAATTGACGACCAGTAGAAGCTGCACCTTGACCTAAACGAGTTTGCGCACGACCAATAGCTTCGGTTTGTTCTTGTACTTTTTTACCGCCTTTCGAGACAAAATTTGTCTCGACAGTTTGCTTAATTGTTCCACCGGCCACTTATCGTCTCCTAGCTTTAGCTTCGTCTAAAGACTCTTTTTGTTTTGCTTTCTCTGCATAAAACTTACCTGCTTCACCTTCTGCTATTTTAAGTAAAGAAAAAATTTCTTTTTTATTATCAAATCCATAGATATTCATAATATCCATTAAACCAGAATAATCCTTACCCATCCAAGTACCAGACATTCCTTCCCAAATATCAGGAAGAGCATTAAATAACGTTAATGCGCCTTGAACATTATATGATAAATGACTTGGATTTTTAGGAATTTCTTCTTCTTTAGGTTCCCAACCCATTTGTTCGCACATCTCAAAATATTGGTCTATACTCATACCTCCGCCAAAAAATGCATTGCGAAGGTATTCAATTAGTTTTTTTCATCTTCCTTTGCTTTTTTAACAGAAAATTGTTCATAATCATTCATACAATCTGTTATAAACTGATCAAAAATAGTAGAATTTTTTAGAAGTTCTAATGCATCTTCTTCATCATACTCTATATTTTCTTCGGCGTCCATTCCAGAAATATCAGCTGGAAAAAGAAGAGGTAAATGTTTAGCCTTTAATCCCTTCCAACTTTTAATCGCTTTTTCTGAATATCCTTCAAGAAATTTATCATTATCAACTTCTTCTTCACGCTGACGAGTTCGTTTATTAAATTTAAATGTTAGTGAACGATTTCTAATTTTCATTAAGTCATCTCGATTAAGATAAACTAATTCAATTTCAAATCCATCAATATCTGGAAATTCAACCCAAGAAGTTGTCTCCTTGGCGATTAGATTTTTAAGTTTACTCATGGTATTCCCCTCTTAATAAAAAGGTGCTCATTAACAATATCTGCTTTTCGTAAGGTGAGGGGAAACCTATGAATCGCACGTTAATGAGCACCCTATGGTTAAATAATTTTTCCCCTCAAAAATTAATTATGCAGATTTCTTTGCGAAAATCTGTACTTCACCCCCTGTTCCTTTTGTAGCAGTAGGTTCTTGACCAACAAAATTAACTGACATCGAAATAACATCTTCTGTTGCGATTGCTGGAAAATCAAACTGACAAGCGGGCATGAAAAATGCAACATATGGATTACCAGAAGTAGATCCACCAATAATCAAATTAGCATTTGATGTTTGTGCGGAAGATGTCCTAGAATCATTTGCAATATTTCTAAGGAAACCAGCAGGTTCTAATTCTCCTGCACGAAGGTACATTGTAGCAGATCCTGTAACAGCACGAGTTCCAGTAAATTGACCAATCGGCTCATTAAGTGCTGATATTTCTTCTGGCGTCAAATAAGTAATATTATTGTTATAATCAATACTTAATGCTGTAACTGGGAAGGAAAACTTCTCATCAGAAGCTGTAGCAGATGACTTATGATGAAATTCAATTTGACTTAAACGATTTTTAATAAATGAATTTGTTCCAATACCGCCAGCGACATTCATTTGATTAAATGGCATATAAGATGGTCCTGTATTTGCAATCATTTCTGCAACATTTGAATTTGCAGTAACAGTACCGCCTGCGTTATTAGTCCCACCAAAACATGCGATAGCCATATCACGTGGGGCGCCGGTAAGTTCTTTCATTGTAGTTCCAAAGCCAGACCATGTAACTGTAGCAATATCTTCAATACCTGCATCAATACTAGCACCATTAACAGTAGCATTAGAAACTTGATAAATAACATTATCCAGTTTAAAATACATATGATTTTCAGTTGCTGTTGCAAAATTAGATATCATATCTGATTGATAATTAACACTAGTAACAGGGGTAGTTCCAAGTTTTCCATTAACTCCCCATGAACTTCTGTATTCAGATCCATTAGAAGGATTTGTATTTGCAACTAATGCTTGCCACATATACCAATCTGCTAAAGGTAAAGCATTACCAGTTTGATTTGTTAATGCGCCTGTTCCACCAGCAGCAGCAGGTGTTTCTGCGCCTGTTGGGCGCATATAAACTTGTAAGTTCCAATCAACAGGATCAATTGCAGTATTAAATCTTTGTTGCGATCTATCAGGACTAGTACCTGATTCCAGACTTGTAATATCTTGAGTTGCAGCAGAAGATGTCATTGCAAACCCTGCTAACACTTCAAGTTTCCAAGTGTTTTCGTTGGTTAAACTCGTTACAGCCGCTCCATTAATAATATCAACGGTAGAGTAAAACACTTCAGAATTTCTCTGTAAATTAAGTGCAACCATATTTTTTTCTCCTTTAGATTAATATATAGTCGATAGTTATTTCAATTTCACCAAGTCCGTATGGAGCAACTAATCCTTCATCAGCAGATATATTCGCAATACTAAATTGTTGAATTCCTGCACTTGAATTATTTCCAATATTATAGATAACATGCTCAATATCTTGTACAAGTTCATCTATCTTATCTTGTGAATCGTCATCACTAAAAACGTATGCTCTTATGGTAGCGTCTAGAGTTGCAGTTGTCAAATTCTCAGAATTAAAATCTCGAATTTCGGTTCCTGCAGCAATATATACACTTGGGAAATCATTTACCTCATCTAAAAATTTTAATTTCCTATAAACATTATTATATAAATTTATATTATAAGTATAATTAGAGTTAAATGTAGAGGTACTTCCATTTATTTTTTTTAATTCAGTTACTAAAAAATCTATTATTTCAGTTCGTCTTGAGGTTGCCATCACATACCTCGTGTAACTGCAAATTGCCTACTAAATAACTTTTGAACTACTTCTCTTACTGTATTTGAGATAAGATTATCTGGATTATATGGTGTATCAAGTAAAGACATATAAATAGGATCATAAGTATATTTCATTATATTTGCTCTATATATAGGAACAATGTCAATACTTCTACGAAATCTTCCAGTTCTATTAGTCATAGTAACTGGAGATAAAGGTGGTCCACGTCTTGGACCTTGAGGCATTATTTTACGAAGTCGATTTTGTACTAAAGATGTTATTTGTGCGCCAGATATAAATTTTTGTGGTTTTTCTGGGGTTATTCCTGGTCCTCTAACTTTTCCATTCATTTTTCTTATACGTTGTGGTAAATTAGATTGTAGTTCTGCTCTAATAACCAGAGGTGTAAGACCGCCTCTTTCAAATTCTTTAGCAAATCCTATAGCTAAAGATAAATACTGTCCAGCTTGCTTTTTACTAAAAGTAGTTGGTATTTGCTTCTCAAAATAATTTAATAGTTCTTCACTAAATTTCTTACCCTTCATTAAACTCATTACATCATTTGTTATATTTTGTTGTCTCTTTTTTATATCGGTAATTAACTTTGCTTTAGTTTTAAGTTGAATTTTAAAACGTGTTGGTCCTTTATTATAAACTTTTTTCTCGGGCGTAGATTCAGGAGCTTCTCCAAATTCTTTTCGACGTTCAGGTTTTAGAGTAATATTGATTGAGTAATACTGGCTAAAAATACCTGAAAAGTATCTAATATTTGGAAGTTTAGAAGTAGGATCTACTATAAATCCAAGAGTAAATTTAGGACTTTTATCTGCATCAACAGTATTTATCAATAATAAATTTTCTAATTTTTCAGCAGCTCTATCTATAAGATGATTTTTAATATTCCTAAAAACACTATTATTAAAGATAAGATTTATAGCATCTTCTCCGGCTACTCCTGTTTGACCTCTTTTATCTGCTTCTGCAGCAATCGCAGCAAATTGTGATGGTCTTTCAGATTTACTAATACTCAAACCAGTTATATCAATAGTTTCAGCTCCACTAATACCTGTAACTTTTGCTTCTTGAGCAGCTAGTGCCTGATTTTTTATTACAGCTGATTGCTTTAATTGAATACTTGTTAGTTTCATAAAGTCAGTTATATCTAGTACACCATCAGGAGCTGCTTGAGGTTCTTTAAAAAATTCTTTTTGATCTGCCGATAATGCTTTACTAAAACCAGGAATTTGCTCTGATATATAATCAGATAATTTTCTCTGCACTACTGAACGAATGTTGCTAGCTATACCTTTACCTTTACGAATATCTAGATGCTCATCTATTGTACCAGCAGGAAATTTATTGGTGATAGTTACTATTTGGTTTGCTACTGTTGGAGTCTTTGATTTTGCTGCCATTAGAATCCACCTACTAGTCTATAAAGATCTAATACTCGTCTGATATGAGGAGGAAAATCTCCAGAAAGAGGTTCTTTAGTTTTTCTTTCGCCTTCAAGACTAAATGATTTATTTCCTTGATCTTGTTTATGTATAATTTTTATATAATCCATAGTAGCCAGTTGTAAATCATAAGGAACATTTCCATCTTCATATCCTGCACGATATTTAATCTTAAGTGCATTTGCATAAGGATTAAACTTTCTAACACCACCTAAAGAAAGAGAAGGAAAAGAATTTTTTACAACAGGATAATTGCCTTGAATTCCCATACTTCCTGTCATTCTTGATATTTTACCAGTTTCTCTTGAAAAAGTAAATTGATTAGGAGTAGTTGAAATATCATTAAATTCAACATCTGAATTACTACCATCACAATGAACTAATAAAACAGTATCATCATCAGTAGCGTGTTGATGTGTAGGCGCTGTAAAGTTAGTAGTATATTGTGCTGAACGAGATACTCTAATTTCATCTAATTGTCCTACTAATAAATTAGCATTAGCTGGATTTCTACCTATTTCAACATTACTTGTAAGTTCAGGAATATCTATATTTAAAGCTACAGTAGCTGTAGCACCTACATTAGATCCATCTTTATAAAGTTTTAGTTCAGTACCATTTCGTACAACTGCAACATGCATCCAAGTATTTACTGTATACCCACTTGTACTTGCATGAGCAACATTAGTTACTTCTGCGCCACTTTCTATTGTTCTAAACTGTAATCCTTCTACACTATTATATTTAAATTCCCAAAAATTAGATCCATCTGTTTTATGTGTTATAAAAGTTTGATTACTAGCTAATGTACCTAAACGTACTTGCATATCAATAGTAAAAGGTTCTGTGAAAAATGCAAATTCATTAGGAGCTGTAATTGATAAATAATTAGATCCATCAAAGTTAGCAGAAGCTGTACCAAACTTTTTAATTCTATTAATTTTGTAAACACCTCCTATATTTACAATAGTTTGATTATTTCGAGAATCTGCATTTTCTACATCCATACCTGTTGATGTAGGATTATCTAAATTTACATATGAAGTACCATCATATTCTGCTACAGAATAAACATTGCTTAAAGGAATTCTACTTGTATAAACAGAACTTTGTCCGCCATCAAATGTCTCATAATAATTATTAGCTAATACTTGTTGCCCAATATAATGTTCTACTACTGCCGTTGCATAGCTAATAGCATTAGTTAATGTACCGTCATGTTGAGAACTAGAAATACTTAAATAATTTTTTAATTGCGCTAGAGTAACGTATGGATATTTTCCAAGATTTTCTTCAAAATTGTCCATATTTACTTATCCTTTTCAATAATTAATTTCTTTTTTTCTTCTTGTATTGCTTTCCATTCTTTCTTAAGCGCAGAAATATTACCTGGACCATATCCATGTTTAGCTAAATAAGTATGAGCTTCTTTCCATGATAAATTTTTAATTTCTTCAATCATTTTTTCCCCTATAAATAAAAAGGGGAGGCAGTATCCCACCTCCCCCGTTTTTACCGCATATTGAAAGACTAGAGATTAACCAGCCAATATATTACATGCATAGCTATACTTAGACGTATCTAGAGCTGCGCTAGAATTAGTCGTAAGAGCTTTCATATCAAAGCGGGTGCTGAGATACATTGCCGTAACTTGCTGACGAGGTTCATACTCACTTTCGATTTCCATGCCCCGGCGTTCTGCGATCATAAAGCCAGGTTTATAAATCAAGCAACCAATTTGGTTACTCGTTGATCCAACGGCATCCAAGAATTCAGTAATCTGAATTGGAATACCATAAACCGCACCGACGGAACCTGTTAGGTACGTCGCGTTAGGACCGAATTTATCGACCGTACGGAAATCAGAAGTAGTAACTAAGTTATTATAACCCTCAATCGTGGTTAGATAAACTAGCTGATCGCCAAGCTGCAGACCATATTTACCAATGGTACTACGTGCAGATGCGATGTCTGAAGGATCGGCTTTATCACTTGCTGATCCCGTTGAGACAGTAAGACTAACATCAGAAGCTAATTTGCACACGCCTGAAAAGACTGCGCCATAACCAGTTCCTGCTGTAATAGCGTTCGTGGGAGCAGCATTAAAGCCTGTTAAGGCACCGGTTCCACGAAGAAGTGATTTATCGATGGCACGAGCCAAACGACGAGTCGCAGCAGCGCGAAGGAAGTCGAGCAACGGAAGAACCGTATCCTCTTCTTCATCTTTTGCTAGATGCGTAGTAGCCATAAACTTATGAGGAGTAAAGGTTACTGCGCTAATGGTATTCTGATTAGTAACAGGAACGTTAGTATGATCAGCAATACCCGTAGCAAAAGTTCCAGATGCAAACTGTGCAACATCACCATCGGTATCTTCATCAGCAACGGGAACACGGAAATTACGAGCATCTACTGCAATGCGATTAAACATAGGAGCAATAACGAGCTGCTGTTCCATTTCCGTATAAATATTACTGGAGAAGTTACTTAGGAACTGATCTACAGTAGTAATAGCTTTCATTTTAGCACCCATACGAGTGTCAAAAACATCACGCTTATTCATGCAATGTGCAAGAAGATAAGCATTAGCCATATCTTTTTCAGAGAATTGAGACGTATTACGCGCATTCTCTTGATAAACCATTTTGGTTTGAGTTAAAGCTTTAACCTCATCTTTATATTTAGAAATCTGAGATTTCAACTCTTCTAGCTCTTCGCTCTCACGAGGAGTATAGTCTTGCTTGTCTTTAGCGTCCGACTCCTTCATAATGGCCTCTCCGGTCTTTTCGACCAGTTTGGCTACTTCTGGTTCAGACACTTGTGTAGCCGAGGCAGTCTTCTCTTCGACGACTTCCTCAGCCGTTTCGATCTTTGCTTCAGCGATTTCGCTTCCAGCATTAGTAAGATCAAGTGTATCTACGACTTGTTCTGCCATTTTGTCGTTCTCCTTTTTAAAGTATCCGTGAAGCTTGAGAGCCAGACTAATATTTGAATCTTCATGTGCCTCACTATTTGTTAGCTCTAATAGAGCTTTGATTTTGTTAATGTAGTGGTTTGCAATTTTTTGTTCTAAATCATTCCATTCTGTAGATGGTGTAGTTTTTATATTGAGTAAAGTATTTAACTTTTCTTGCTCAGTAGAAGTCAATTTTTGAGATTCTTTAAACCTATATAACTGAGTTTCCGTAGCGTTAACATACTTAGCAAAATCTTCTTTTATATTTTCATTAGAATCAATATCCGTAAGAATTAAATCAAATTTTGAACCTAAATCCCATGTATTAATGATAAAAATTTCTTCAGCGTTAATATCAAGATTATTATCACAATCTTTTCCTTCTACGTCAACTTCTAAAAGTTTGAAAGTTGGACTTTGGGCAGTTGCAATTTTAACAATTTTATAACGCTTACCTTGATATTTTACATAATCACCATTTTTGATTTCTGCTGTTTCCGAAGATAGAAGGTTTAAGAAAGGTATAGGCTCACTTGGGTCACTTATCACTTCAATTTCTTCAATTTCTTCGTCTTTATCTTTATCTAAGTCAGTTTCTATTAAAGCTTCTTCACTATTAATTTCAACTTCTAAAATTTCTTCTTCAGACTTAAAAGACTTTACAAAATCTGTATAGTCTTCATCGGTCTCAAAACTTTTACGAATACTAAATAGAGAATTCTGATTGCAAGGAACACTTACAATAGAAATTTCTAGTAATTCTACGTCGGTGATATACATTGAGTCATCTTCTGGACTATATTTACCATCTTTAACTTTAAATCCGACACTAAAACTCTTGAGAGCACCGTCCTTAATTAGGGTCTGAATACCGTGCTGTGTTTCAGCAGCATTACTTACTGCAGCATCAACAAATATTCCTTTTTTGTCTACGGTAATCTTATTCACTTTACCAATCGGACAATCATGTTTATGTTGGTAAAGAAGGACGGGATTGCGCCTGAAGTTTTCAACACCTTTAGCCCATGCTTGAGATGTAACAATATCTCCAGCACGATCTTTGGCGGTCGTGTTCGCATAACCAGCAATATTAAACTTATCTTTATTATGAGAAGCTTTTTCAATATTACTACTTACATAAAACATTTTATCCTTCATCGCTTGTCCCTTCTTCGACTGGAATCTCAGACTCTTCTGTGGGAGGTCTGCCCCCTTGAGTAGCATCGGTCGCACTGCCCGTTATATTCTGGGGTACTCTTATGCTATCTTCACCATCAATAGATGGAAATCCTAAGCCAACTCTTGCTTCATTTGGTGTTATAATTCCTGTATTAACAAGAGTTGAATAGTAAATACTTTGAGTTCGTTCATCAGGTCTCATAGCTGGTACTTCTAATTTATCTGGAGTAATATCAACGTCATTATTAAAGTACAATCTAAACGCACTACAAAATTGATTTAAAAGTGGAAGTATTGTATGTTGGTAAAATAACTTTTGATTTGCATCAATATTAGCATTATTTCCACTTTTTAATAAAACATATGGCACACCTAAAGATTTTGCCATATCTTGCTGTAATCTTTCAACAGAGTTTTCAAAATCAAGTTCAGAAAATTTTACTTGTGAAAACTGATCTATTTTTAATCCTCCATCTAAAATAGCTGGATGCCTTGCATTATCAAAAATAGTTGTATATGAATTACGCCAACCTTCTAATAGTCTTTCCTTTACTCTTTTACTTAATATATTATCTGTAGTTAAAACAAATCCTGGTATTGCATTATTTTTAAAAAACTGTCTTTGAAAATTAATCATATAGTAGTAAAGTTCAATTAATCTTATTAAAGGTTTAAGTTTACTAGTTCCTCTAAAAATACTACTTGTATTCTCATTCATTACTTGAATAATTTCATTTGCCTCAAATCGAATATTAGTAGCTTTTCTTGTTTCTTTATGATAGCCAAAAAAATCTGTACCTTGTTGATCGGCTACCATATAATCATAATGACTAATGAAAGTTTTAGGACTAGGAACTACTTCAACATTATTTGCAGGTAATAAATAAATATCATTACCATCGTAATAGAAAAATGCATTGCCGTCAAGATGAAAATCTAAGAATGCCCTTCTGAAAAATCTATTTCTATCCTCAAAAGGGTTGGGTCGGACATTTAAAAGTCTGTTAACTTTTTTTGCTGGAGTTTTTCCGCAAATCTTCAATGGGGTATCAACCATAGCATTGATAACCATATCAATAGATCGATGAATAATTTCTATCTCTCTATATGCTTGTTCAAATTCTACTATTGTTTCAGGAACTACATACGGGTTCATTGATGCAATAGTAGGTTGAATCGGGTTAAGTTTTTGACTTAACCATTCACGCCATCTAGGGGTTTCGTTTATATTATCCGCCAAGATTTTTTCCTTTTAATATTTATATATTTACATATTAACTATTTTCTATTAGTCTGTCCAACCAATATTTTTAAATTTTTGAACTGTATTCCATCTCATTAAAAAATGTTCTTTATTCTTATTTAATCCTACATCACCTTCTGGTAAAAATAAAAATCGACCAGAAGTTAATTTTAAAGGTATTTGTAATTTATGTTTAATTAAATAACTTACAATTATATCATCACCTCTTTCTGGATATCCTATTTTTTGAAGATCATTTTGTATTTCATTTAATAATGATTGTTTTACTAAAATGCATGATCCAACAATAAAATCAACTTCTTCCGATTTCCAAACATCTTCTAATTCATCATAAGCATTAGCTGTTGATACTCCACGTTTACCATATATTCCAGTAAAAGATAAATTAGATTTCATCATTTTTTTAATTAATACTGGACTTGGTAAAATATCATCATCTAAAATTAATTTATATTCTTCTGGATATTCATATGATCTAATCCATCGTTCCATACAAAAATAATTTTTATTATTATTTATAACATCCAATTTTCCTCCCCAATAAGGTAATTGATATTCTGGATTGTTATTTATAATAGTAATTCTTGGAAAAAATTTTCTAAGAGAGAATACTATTTTTTTTACGTTATCTGGTCGTTTATAATTTAATAATATTATTCTAAGCATAAACCGATATATTACTCATCTTTTGATGTGAATATATCGCATATCGCATTGCATCACATGGGTGGGAAGACCAATCATGAATTGGTTTTGGTCTCTCTGTATTCGGATTCCATTTATAAGATGACATAGCACTAAATGTATGTGTTCCTCCTTCTATATCAAAATATAATTTATCTTGTTCTATTAATACTTGTAATGCAGAGATACCATCATTAACAGATTTAATTGCATTTTCACAATAAATATCGTAATCATACGCAAAATCAGCTTTTACTTGTTGTGCTGCTGAATCAATATAAATATTATCTATATTCCATTCATTAATTTTTTCTAAAACTGTAGTTGCTAATGCAGAAGTAGTAGATTCTTTAGAGATAAATTCATCTACTACCCAATACTCATCTCCATTAGTTCCTATTACAACTAATACATTTTCATCTCTATATCCTACATCAAGTCCAGCAATTACTTCAGTAAATCGTTCTCCTATATATTCACCTATATGTTTTTCTTCATTTAATGCTTCATATACTTGATCTTCTGTAACTGTCCATTCACATTCATATTCTTGTGAAAACATAGCTCTAGACATTGCTTTATTAGCTTCGTCAATATCTTTAGATGAAAGTAATGGATTGGCTCTCCAAGTATAAAGACTACTACCCCATTCTGGAAAATCAGAATTATCTCCTCTAAGAAAATAGTCATAGAGGTAATTGCTTTTTCCTCTAGGTGTCGAAATCCAAAGACATCGAGAATTTTTATAGGTAGATAATGCTGGTCTTAAATCTCGAATAAAATATTCATCATTAGGAATTACCGCAGCCTCATCTACAATTAATAAATTCGCGGCACGACCAATTAATGAATCTCTATTATTAGCTGAAAGTAATCTAAAAATAGAACCGTTAATAAGTTTAACAACTCTATCTTTTTGATTAAATTTCTCAATTTCAAGTTGTAAATTTTTAATTAAATCAGTAACATAGTCCCAAATAATTGAAGATAACGAAAAATTAGGTGCAACAACCATAACTTGTTGACCTGGTTCTAAAAGTTTTGCAAAAGCTAATACTGAAGCTGCATAAGACTTACCTGTTCGCCTAGCAGCTACTTGAACCCAAAAACGATTATTATCAAGACCATAAACCATTGCCCACTGCGCTTCATTAAATTGAATAGGTACAGGTAATCGATCTAATAGTTTTTGAATTTTAAGTTTAAAAAATTTATCACTCATTTTGGAAATATTTGTAAAATAGTATAAATAAGAGCACTAACAGCTGTTATAAACCCGCCTACATAAAAAAGAGTTTTAATTGTAGATTGCCCTTGAGTAGCTAAACTATTTAATGCTTGTATTTCTTTATGCATTTGATCATGTTGTTTTTGGGAAGCCTCAAGTAATTGAAGAATGTTACGATAACGTTCTTCACAAAGTGTTTCATGAGAAACAATTTTAAGTTTATTAGTTTGCGATCTATCATGCAAAGTTTCTAACTCAGCCTGTATTTGATCTAATTCCCGTGTTTCAGCCATAAATTATGTCTTAATAATATAATTAAATACTTGACATGGAATAGTTAAATTATGTGTATGACCTCCTGCGGTAACATTTGTTAACGCTGTTGCAGTTGAGGAGTCTTTTGCAGATGTAGCAAATGTCCCAGTTGAAAGTGTAAGAGCCGCAGAACCAGAAGCAGTAGCAACTACAGCGGAAGCAGATGCTCCTGTAGTTTCTGCGCCTAAAGAACTGTTATTAGTTCCTTTACCTAATGGAAGTCTATCACCCATAGATGGGACATTAAAAGTAGTTGATCCATCTCCTGTTCCGTATGTAGTACTGGTTATAGCAAAAAGAGCAGCATAAGTAGTTCTAGATACTGCTGAGTCATCACACAGTAAATATCCAGCAGGAGCAGAACCTCCAGTATAAGATAGAACTGTACCTATAGGAACAGATATAACACGACCACCAGCAACGGAACCGTCGTGTACTCGAATATCTTCTGTATCAGTATCAACTGATAATTCTCCTACAGCTCCGGTAAAAGCATTATTCTGTGCTGTCGAGCCACGACGTAATTGTAATTGTGTTGGCATTTTTTAATTCTCCTTATGAAAATGCACCTAGATCTACAGTGCCTAGTCCATTTTTCTTCTCTGTTGATAAATCTAATTCTGTTAAAGCGCTGATTGCAATACCGAACGCATCTACACCAGAATCTGAAGCTGTACCACAATCTAAATCAGATGCAAGTGTTGTAGCAGGATCTACGGCTCCTGCTGATTGTTCAGCCCAAGATAATGTTCCTGAACCATCTGTTTGTAAAACATAATCTTCTGTACCATCCGAGGTTGGGAAAGCCATTCCACTTGTTGTAAAAGCGCCTACATTAGCACTTCCTCTAACATCAATGGAATATCCAGAAGTAGCCGTAGCATCACCCATAATTAAATTAGCGACACCACTAGCTGCATGAGTTCTTAATATTACATTAGCAGGAGTTCCTAAACTAATTGCTGTAGCACTAGGAGCGCTATTTCCAGCAACACCTAATCCAGTAGTTACTACTGTTTGTAGCGTTGATGTAATATTTCCTGTAACAGCTAAATCATCAGCTAAAGTAGCTTTACCATCATTAGCAATAGTAACAGCTGCTGGAGTAGTTGCCGATCCGATAGTTCCAGCATCTTTTAAAATAATATCATCTTTAAATGTAACAATACCTGCTGAAGAAATCTGCATTGCATCTGTTGCACTTGCAGAGCCAATATCTCCATCATCAGGAACTTTAAGTCCGCCAGAAAAAGTTGCTACATCACTAAACGTTACCTGTCCTGTAGCAGCGATTGTCATAGCAGCAGCATCTGAAGCTGACCCTATAGTTCCTCCATCTTTAATTTTAATATCGTCTACAAAAGTAACAATACCGCTAGAGTCAATAGTCATAGCAGCAGCTGCACTTGCACTACCTATAGTACCATCATCTTTTAGTTTAATATCATCTTTAAATGTTACAATACCGCCTGAGCTAATTTGCATAGCATCAGTCGCTCCTGCAGATCCGATATTACCATCATTAGGAACCTGCACGCCACCATCAGCTGATAAAGCAATTGTTGTAGCGGTAATTGCTCCAGTATTAGCAGTACCTCTAACATCCAGTGTATGTCCCGATGTTACTGCCGTTGCGCCTACAATGGTATTAGTTGTTGCTAATAGTGTTCCGATAACATGAGCATTTGCTGAAGGATTTTCATCTCCACCTAAAGCAATACGATTTTGAGAAGCATGAACATTTGCTACTGATGTTACATCAGCACCGAGACCGCCAAGAAATTTTCCTACGCGTGTTACCATTTAAATCACCTTTCGTATTTTATTAAGTATAACTTTGTCTAAGAGTAGTGTCAATTCAAAATTAAAAATATTTATATTATGTACGGACTACTGTTTCTAATGTTAGTCCAGAAACTAATGCTGAAATAATAAATTGTATACTATGAGAACTATTAGCTAACACATATTGAGATTTAGTTTGATATATTCCATCAAGATAAACATCTGTTTCATTTATACTAGCTACAGTAGCACCAATATTATATGTGTTACTAGTTCCTGTAGTTATCATTAAATTAGAAGTGGTTATGCTATCTTGTTTAGAATCAATTTGAGTTTGGATAGCACTACTAACACCATCAACATAATTAAGTTCTGTACCTGATGCTGTTATTGCAGTAGCTCCAATAGTTAAAGCAGAAGTAGTAAGTGCGCCTACAGTTAAGTTAGCCGCAGAAGTTTCAGATATAGTTGTATTAGAAAACGGATCTTTAGTTTCTGATAATTTAAATCTTGTAGTAGAAGCATCATACCATACAGCAGCGTTACCTTCAGTACCTCTATTATAAAAGATACCAACATCCATAGTTTTAGTACCGCCATTAGATAAAGCGATAAATTGATCTTGAACAACAAGATTAACAGCATTAGCAGTAATAGTATCTCCATGAACATGTAAGTTACCATCAACGACTAAATCATCGTTCATATTAACTTCACCAGTAAATGTTGGTGAGACAAGATTAGCAGTACGTCTAGATTCTATTGCATCCATCTGTGTTTGTATAGAGCTAGTGGCATCTACATAACCAAGTTCAGTTGATGTAACACCAGTTAATACTGCTATCTTACCAGAACCGTCAGAGACCATAGCTCGAGAAGCTGTTAAGTCACTAGTTAAGACACTTGAGATAGCTCCTGCTATATTTGCAGTACGACGCGATTCAACAGCTGCTACGTTATCTTGTACTATATCTACATTAGCGTTTAAACGAGCATAAGTGACAAAGTCATTTGAAGCAGAAGCGGTAGTAGCTATTTTAGTATCCATCTGTGTTTGAATAGAACTAGTAGCGTCAAGGTATCCTAGCTCGGTAGCTGTAACACCGGTATCTACAGCTATCTTTCCAGAACCGTCAGAAACCATTGCTCGAGAAGCTGTTAAGTCACTAGTTAAGACACTTGAGATAGCTCCAGCGATATTATTAGTACGTCTTGTTTCCGCAGCAGAAAATTGAGTTTGTATAGCACTAGTAACACCATTTACATAACCTAATTCAGTTGTAGTAACCGCAGAGGATTCCAGACCTTTACTACCATCTGTTTGTAAAGCACGGGAAGCCGTAAGACCACTTACAGTAGCTCCTGTTGCCGTAAGGGCAGCTGTATTGGTTGTTCCTCGAACATCAAGAAAATAGCCTGATGCTCCTGTAGTTCCCACAAATAAATTACCATCAGTT